TGCCCGGTCAGGACGGCGCACAAGGCCCACAAGGGGAACAAGGAGAACAGGGCATCCAAGGCCCTGCCGGAGAAGCTGGACCAAAAGGAGACCAAGGGGAAAAAGGTGACAAAGGCGAGAAAGGCGACAAAGGCGATCCCTTTACCTACGCGGATTTCACAGAAGAACAACTGGCAGCATTGAAAGGACCAAAGGGAGACACTGGCGAACAGGGTTCAACAGGAGAACAGGGACCACAAGGTCCGGCAGGTCCGAAAGGAGATACGGGGGAAGCTGGTGCAAAAGGCGATACCGGTGCACAAGGACCACAGGGTGTACCGGGAGAAAAGGGCGCAGACGGCAAGAGCGCCTATACGGCAGCGGCGGAGAATGGGTTTACGGGAACGGAAAAAGAATTTAACACAACACTGGGCAATCTGGGGAATTTGAACACCACACTGGATGCCATCAATGGGGAGGTGATCTGATGGGAACGACCACAGAAAAATTGACATACTTACAGGGGACAAAAGATGCTATTAAAGATGCCATTGTGGCAAAGGGCGTGGAAGTGCCGGAAGGGACCACGTTTCGTGGATATGCGGAAAAGGTGGGAGAGATTCAGGTAGGTGGAGAAATATTAAGTGCAACAATAACACTGGAAAATAACACTGGAAAAAATGGTAATTTAAGATTAGTTTTTATAGATGCAGATGGACATAAAACAAAAATGGAAGGAACGGAAGTAAAAACTGTAAATGTAAAAAGTGGAGAACCGATTGTAATAATTGCAAATGTATACGAGTGGAATGGTCAAGAATTAAGAATTAATGATGAACTAATTACAACTATTGATTTTGAAAATATAGAATGGGGAAAATCTGTGGCTGCAATACCAATAACAGAAGAAGTAATGAAAATTGGTATCTATTATTCATAAAAGAAAGGAGTGAATATATTGAACCTACGTGAACTTTTGACAACCGTCGACCAGCTCCGCCCAAACGCCTTTACAGACGCGGAGAAAATCCGCATGGTGAACACGGTGGAAGGTCGCATTTACAAGGATATTTTGAGCAAATACGAAGGGGAAGAACCTGTATTTGTACCCTTTGCAGAAGGACAGGAGGAGCGGGAGCTGGTGGTTCCCGTTCCGTTCACGGATGTGTATGTGTATTATCTCATCAGTATGATGGATTTTTACAACGGGGATTCCGACAAATACAACGACAGTATGATCTTATACAATGACGCATGGGAAAACTACGCGGCACACTATTTGCAGACACACACGCCGAAGCAGACAAACCTTTGCGGCATGATCCCATTAAGGGGGTGGTGAGATGAAATTACCAAGATTGAGCGGACGGGAAGCCGTATCGGACAGGCTGGTATCCTTCCAGGGGATCAATGTACTGGATACGGCGTCCCAGGGGGCATTTGTGGACATGCAAAACCTGTCCTCTGACCATTTCCCCTATCTGTCCATCAGAAAGCCAAGAGGAACCGTACAGCAGCTGACAAAGGCAAACGGGCTTTTGGTGCGGGAGAAGATGTTCTATGTGGACGGCACAGAAGCATATTATGACGGGCAGAAAGTGGGAGATGTGACAGACAGCGAAAAGACGCTGCTTTCCATGGGGGCATATATCCTGATTTTCCCGGACAAGATTTCTTACAACACCGCAGACGGCAAGTGGGAGAGCATGGAAAACAGCTACACTTCCACAGGGACAGTTACATACAAACAATCCTATTTGACAGAAACAGATTTAGACCCGGAGGGACAGGTATATGTCAAGATCGAGGCGGAAGGCATCGAAGAAGGCTTCGCGGAGGGGGACGGTGTGGAACTGAGCGGTTTCAAGGAGGAAGTGCTGAACAAAACGGCGGTTATCAAGGACATTGGGACAGGATATATCAAAATCGTGGGTCCCATCGACAAGGACGGGAGCCAGACGGAGCCAATCACCATCAAGCGGACAGTGCCGGACATGGATTTTTACACCGTATCCGAGAATCGTTTATGGGGATGTTCCTCCAAAAACCATGAGATTTATGCATCAAAACCATGGGACTTCAAAAATTTTAATTGTATCGAAGGGGGACCAAGTGACAGTTATGGTGTAAAGATAACAAGCGACGGGGATTTTACAGGAGCCATCACCTATCTGGGATATGTGATGTTCTGGAAAGAAAATGCCGTTTACAAGGTATATGGCAATCGTCCTTCCAATTTTCAAATCGTGGAAGGGATGCTGCGGGGCGTTGCAAAGGGATGTGGGAGAAGTCTTTGCATCGTCAACGAGGTTTTATACTACAAGTCAGAAAGCAGCGTCATGAGTTTTCAAGGGGCATTGCCCACGGATGTGGGGGCGGTGCTGGAAGCGGGATACGGCGAAGCAGAAGCGGGAAGGATGGGAAACAAATACTATATTTCCATGGAGAAGGGGCTTTTTGTCTACGACACGGCAAAAGGACTTTGGCACCGGGAGGATGACACCAAAGGGAGATATTTTTCCACATACGGCAGTGTGCTGTACTATCTGGACGGGAACACCATCAAGACCATGGAAGGAACGGATGAAGAAGTCATTGAGTGGTATGGGGAAACAAACGATTTTACATACAACATGCCGGACAGTAAATTCGTATCACGCTTTTCCATCCGCATGATGGTACCCAATGGGGCAGCAGTGGAAATCTACATCCAGTACGACAGCACGGAGGCATGGCAGCGATTGAAGCAGATCGGGGGCATGCGTACAAATGTTGTGAATGTGCCTGTGATTCCCAGACGGTGCGATCACTTCCGTTTACGCTTTGCGGGCTACGGTCCAGCGATTTTGCAGGATATGACCATTTATCTCACCAGCGGCAGCAACGAACGGAGGTGATGCCATGGCTATTTACAGCGGGATCCAATTACCGGATATGGGAGGAATTGACGATAGAAAAGAACGACAGCAGATACTCAATTATCTTGCCCTACTGGATGAAAAACTGCGGTACATGTTCCAGAACATCGACCCAGAGGAGAACTATACACCTAGTGCCTTCCAGAACTACATCAAGACAGAGAAAGGGCTTACCAGTTTACAAGTGGAGCAGGGGAAGATTTCTTCGTTGGTTTCGGATTTAGAGGGGAACTTTTCCCTGCTGGAACAGACAGTGAATGGGATTTCATCTACTGTGGCAGATATGGAGGGGAATATTTCCATCATTGAGCAGGAGGCGGACAAGATCAACTGGATTGTGGCTGGAGGCGGTAGTGCTTCCAGTTTTATGCTGACAAGCAGGATGGCGAAGCTGATTTCTGACGAGATTGAAATCTATGGACCTGTGACATTCAATGACCTTTCCACCGGCGGACGATCTGAGATCAACGGGGACAACATCACAACTGGGCAGATACTAGCGGACTATATCGCCTTAGGCGGTTTGATGACTGTTTACGAGGACAGCTACAATACAAAATATGAGGGCGGATACATCGGATACGGCAGAGGGGACGACGGCGAAGGCAGGACATACGGGATCATGATGACAGATGCCACAGAGAGCAGTCTTTTCATTGCAACTGACCGGGGGGCAAGAATGACAAACGGGAACAGTGCTGTGTACTGTACGTCTTATGATGTGGTATTCACAACGGGCATCGACTATTATGTGACGGACTTGAACTTTTACTGTGGTACAGATGGGGTATCCAGACTGGGGACATCATCTAGGCTTTGGCGTGAGGTATATGCCGAGGTGGGAACCATCAATACATCTGACCGGAGAAAGAAAAACAGTATCACATACGACTTGACAAAATACGAAAAGTTTTTCTTAGAGCTGAAGCCGACGCCTTACAAAATGAACAACGGTACAAGCAACAGATTACACATCGGCTTCATTGCCCAGGACATCGAAGAAAATCTAGCAAATAATGGGCTGACCAGCCTTGACTTTGCGGGATTCATAAAAAGCCCGGAATATTCAGAAGTAACAAGAAGCGGTGTACCGTTAGAAGGGGCAGAAATCGTGGACTACCGATACGCATTGAGGTATGGGGAATTTGTGGCGCTCAATACATACATGATACAGCAGTTATACAAGAGAGTAGAAGCATTGGAGGGGAAAGCATGAAACTGAAGAAAAGAGCCATCATCGAAAGTCTGGACAGCGTGGCGAACCTTTACAGCAAGGAAATGGAAGCGGAAGCGGCGCTTTTGATACTGGGGAACGCTTTGCAGCTGAACCGGGCGGCGGAAGCAGTGAAAAGTGAGCTGCAGGAAGCAACGAAGGACAGAAGTACATGGAAGGCAGAAACAGACAGGATTCTGGAAGAAACCATGGAAGTTCCTATTCATACAGTGGATGTGCGGAAGATGGGGTGCAGGGTAAGTCCTGCCCAGATGCATAAGGTGCTGTTTTTGTTTTGAAGAAACTTTGCGTCTCAGGCTTTGCCTTCAAGCCGCAAAGTTGGAGGCAGAGGAGGAAACAAGAAGTTCCAGCGACATTCTGTCTTGAAACTTCTGTTTCTGTCCTCGGCGGAAGTGAATTCCGCCTGCGG